GGAATAGTGTCATCCAGCGGATCACGCGCAGGAGCCTGATAAGGAGCGGGAGCAGGGGGAGCGGTTTCCGCAGCTACTTTACGTCCGGGAAACCCAGTGGCGGCTTGCGCTGATCCGTAGCCCTGCTGAGAGGTCATTTCATCGCCGACGCTTCCGGAAATAAACTCTTCGCTTGTTTCCTTGTTTTCTTTAATCCAGCCGTTCAAGAAGAATTTTTTGCCGCCCTGCCGGATGTAACCAGTGTAATCAGCGTGTTTAGCTGTTTGCTTCCGCTTGTTAATGTTAAGGACAAAGTCCCCGTCTTTTGGTTCATATGCCATTTTTTTTACCCCATATCTCTTCTAATTTAAAACCAAGCATCTGTTCAATTTCAAAGACAAGGGCTTCCTTGTCTAGGTTTGGAATAACTTCGACACAGATGACGTCTAAAGCCGCATTAAAGAAGGCCATGAACTCGCCTTGATCCATTGCGTTGAAGCTGATGGACTTCGCCGTCCACCATACTTCATCATTGTGGAACTTGACCTCTTCAACGTATCCAAGGCGTATCTTAATCCAAAGTAGTAGCTGTTCTGGGCGGCGATAGGTGTCGTGGTTCTCCGCAATCTTAGTCATCAACGCCCAGAAAAACTTGTGCTGTTTTTGGCTTCTCCGACGGGTGATAATGACATTTAAGTCTTTACCCTCCGGCAGTTCGCATAACAGGTCTTCCTCATAGGGGGTGACGCATTCCAGCTTCATCCCCCTACGCCGCATGGTGAATACCTCACCCATGTTATTTTAACTTAGCTTGGACGCTGCGGAACCAATCCGCTACCGCCGCCTGATCTGGGGGCGTCAGCTTGTTCTTGCGAACGCGGTTATCAGATGCCCAAATCGTCAAGTCTTGCAAACTTGCAATGCCTTCCAGTTCATCCATCATCAATTGACGTTCTTCTGCGCTTTGATCAGGAGTAAATCCCGGCTCCGCCATTTTCTTAGCGGGCTTGGGGGCCGTAGGAGCGGACGCAGCGTTGCCATCGTCATCATCTTCACCAGCCACCCCGACAATGCTAAACAGGGCGTAGCGGCGGGCGTATGTCATTGCGGACCCCATCTTCTGATGCGTGTCCAAACCAGATACGGGGTATGTCCATTCCATCCACTGCCCAGACTTGTGCAAGATGCGCGTTGTCAGGATGGTGACTTCGTTTTCAAACGTCGTCCCTTGGATCACAGCGAGGCCATTCTTGCTGAATGTCTTGCGGATAACGTCTAAACCGTCAGACAGATCGACGTAACGGCTGTTGAAATGCGGGTTTACTTTATTTTTGGGCGGGTTTGTCAGTTCACCCTGCGCTTTAGCAAAAGCTTCAGCGAATGCGTCCAGTTCTTGGCTTGTGTTGATCATAATCTTTTCCTCAGTTCATTGTTTCTTCTTCGTCAGTCATCGATTCCCGTATTTCTTTCAACACGGATACCAACGCCATACACATTGTTTGTCTTAGTTTCTCAGGCCACATGTGCGGGTTTTGCACATGACAGCCAATCCCATCTTCTTCCATTGTCAGCATTAAGAGGATGGAACCGGGGTTTACTTCCAGCTTTTCCAACACTTCTTCAATCGTATCCGCTTGAATAGTTACGATGTCTTTTTCTTCAGATATTGTCATTCTTCTCACCCCGTACGCGCATTACCCCGCGCTTATCACGTTTAATAATCACGCCATGCCCGTACGCTTCCTGCGCACCGTCAGGGACAAGTTCTTTCAGGCCAGCAACCGCCTCATCCCACATAGCCTTGTAACTGCTCATGTCGTTGTACTGACCAGCGTAATGCGCCCACATGTTGTTCGTGTTCATATCAGCGCGGGCGACGAACTCTTTTGGTGCTTCCGCAAACACCAGTTCAGGCGAAATGTCGTTTTGAACTGCATTCCAAAACTTATTCACAGAGTCCGTAACGACTGCACCGTAGAAGTCATCATAAATAACATCATAGCGTTCCCACCGTAGGTTCCCAAAGAACACAGAAAGGACAGCTTGGCGTACGCCCATGACGGACATATTGTGGTGAAGCTGAGGCATATACCTGTCCATCAACCCTTCTTCCTTGGCGAAGGGAGATACATGCTTCGCTTCAAAAACAGTTTTCCCATCATCCGTCATGCCATCCAGTGTGCATGTAATGTGCGGGTATAGGGGGTGGCGATGCTCTTCGCCCGTCTGGGTAACGATGCGGCCCGTCTGTTTCGTAAACCACTGAATGTTCAAAGGTTCAGTAAACGAACCCATCTGCACGGGCAGAATATCGCTCAGGTCTTCCGGAGCAACGTCCCCATGCTTTTCTTTCCAAAGCTGGGTAATGCGCTTCATGTCACCTGACATGATGGTGTTAGCATCAGACCCACCGACTGAATATCGCCGTTTAGCTATCTGTTCAGGTGTAAGTGCCATATCAATCTCCCGTTGTTGACACTACGTTTATATCAGCATAGCAATTAGACGTCAACCTCATATGTTTTTATAGGATGAAATTGCACTAAGTGCTTGGCGCACAAATATTTTTCTTCGTCCTTTTGGGAATTACGGTTGTAAACCGCCTCTTTAATCCAAAACTTTTTTGTAGACTTTGGTATTATGATCGCATGTGTCAACGACCGATTGACGAGTACCCATAGGTGAGGCTCGTGTCCCCGTTCCACGCTATGCACGTTGGATACAAAAACAGTATTGAACGGAAAACTCGCTTCATCCGTCCAATGCATGTTCTTGTGTTTGACTTCCGCAATCTCCCACTTGTCTTTTCCCGGCCTTTTATAAAGAATATCGCCATCGTCGGAATACTGGTGACGCTCTTCATAAGTAGGGGAAAGCGTTTTCCCCTTTATGCCGATACTCATATTCCATTGATGGTGAAACCACTCCGCAACTTTAAATACGGCGTGATGCGAAGCTACAAAGCTTTCAACAAAATATTCTTTATGGTCCACGAATGATTTCCCGTTTTGGAACTGGGCCACCCTCGCGGATGACCCATGAACAGCCGGACAATGTCACAGCTAAAAGAATAATAATACTAAGACGCATGGCTTTCACCGTGAAGGCTATCAGACAATGCAGCTTCAACTTCCGTCAGCATTGTTTCTTCGAACGCGAGTGTTTTCTCATGTGCAAACATAGCGGCGGCTGACGATGCGATGATCATGTCGTGGTAGGCGTTTGGGTCCATTTCGTTCATTGCAATGCGCGTCTGGGCGTGGGCAAGTTCGAACAACGCTATCTCCCGCAAGGAGACTTCACGCCCCAGCGTGTGGCTTAGAATACCCGCCATACGCGTGTAAAAGGGCTTCATGCTCCCGTATTCTTTGTTAAACTGCGTTTGCTTGGCAACAGCTTTCTGTGTGATGTGGTTAATGCTCATTTCAATTTCCCTCGTTTTCTGATGGTAGACTTCTAAGCCAGCGACGGACATCGTGCTGGAAGTTAAGTTCTGCTCTGTGGTCTGACGGCGAAGTAGCTTTGATAAAAAACTTTTCATGGGTTCCCTTCTTGCAAACATATCGCAAGTGGTTTTTCGTAAGAACAACTTCAACTTCCAGACCAAGGTCAGTTAAATAGTTTGACACTTCCCTGCGTGATTTTGTTTTCGACATTTTCTTTTCGATACCCATAAAAGATTGAATGATGATACGCGCACCAACTGCTGCTTGCTTTGACTGTAGGCTCACCGCAGTAGATAGTATCAACGCCCTTTGGTTCCCCGACAACAGATCGACACATCATCCCAGATATCTTCATAAACGGGACGTTTTTAACGTCTGTCGGCTGTTCGATAGGCTTGTTTGTTAATGAGTTGAAAAACAATCGGGGCTTAAACGGCTCTTTTACCGCTTTCGGTGAAGAAGTTACGCGAGTTTTAGGCTGTTTCATGATCTTCACCGTATCGTTCGGCATAGCCTTATCCAACGAAATGCCACTTCGATGGAACCACCCAATTACGGAATTTCGACTTCGTCCCAAGGCCGCGCCGATTTCTCTCGCGGTGTACCCATCTTCGTTCATATTTTTAGCTTTTATGGTTTCCGCAATCGTCCAGACTTTGTTTATGCTAAATTTGTCATTCATGCTTGCCTCCTTTAAGCGTATGTAATATGACAGATGCAACGATTAGTTGTCAACAACAATGAAGGTACAAAATGCAGAATGGGTCGCATCATGTTGCTAGGCGCGTCATCAACAAGCTGGGTGGCGCACGGGCCGTGTCATTGATGCTGGGCGTTTCCGTTCAAGCCGTGTACAAGTGGCTCGTCCCTATTAAGGAAGGTGGCTGCGGCGGATTGATCCCCGTACGCCGTCAGATAGAATTGATGGTGGCTGCTGCACAACGCGGCATCAAATTGACGCCTGACGATTTCTTCCCAAGGGTTCCTGACAATGGCGAGCAAGTTCAAGGTATCACCGAAAGCGGACAGGACGTGGAACGGGATCGTCTTTGATTCTAAGTCGGAAATGATTCGTTACATTGATTTGGTCAGATTGCAAAAAGCTGGCGTTATCAAGGACTTACAGATACAACCTCAGTTTAAGGTTTATATCGCGGACAGCCTTTTCTGCACTTACACGGCGGACTTTCAGTACTTTAACAACGATGTCATGCAGTGGATAACGGAGGATGTTAAGTCGCAAGGAACGCTCATGGAAACGGCGTTTAAACTGCGGTGCAAGGCCGCTGAGTTATATCACGGGATCAAGGTAACGATTGTCGTGAATGGAAAAGCGTTGACGCCGAAGAAGCGCGGACGTAAGATAAAAAAATAACCCCCGCCACTTGGGCGAGGGTTTAATGGGGTGACGGTCCGGCAAGACCTAACCTTTGATGGGGCTGTTGGGTAATCATCAAGGCTGTATTCAATATAGCGCGTGATTTGCCCTTCTGCAATAGAAAGGTAAAAGCGATGAGCCGTATTGCGACTGATTGGGCGTGGAAGCA